ACAGACTTGAGCAGCATTTTAGCCTGAGCTTTGACCGTTGGTAATTCTTGCTTTAGTAACTTCTTATCAAACGGCCACATAAAGCGCCCCCTTTAAATTATTTATTGCATTATAGCAAGTTGTTAGTGAACTAGGCAAAAATAAAACCATTTGACTTAGTATGATGTTCAACAGCGTACCTCAGTGAGTCGATAAAGTGATTGAAATCATCAACTGGTTTGTTCAACTGCTTGCCGTCTTTACTGACATCCCAGCAGTAATTATTAAACTCAGTCATAAATTCAACCAAGTGCGCGTTAACTATTATCTCGAACTCTAGCAGGAAATCAATCCCAGTCATAACAGAGCCGGCGCCCTTCATAGCCGGCCTAATTACAACTTGCTTACCGCGTATGTAGTCGATTGATTTAGGCTCTGAACTATCCGCTGTGGTAGCTCTTTTGTGTGCTTGCATCTCTTTTATCTTATCTGCTATCTGCAAATTAGATAATCCAGTTTCATAAAACCCATCATAAACAAGCAACCGCTTATTCTTAATATCAATATAGGTTCTATTGAATGCGCTCGGGTCGTTAGTATAACCGAAATCAAGCCCCTGGCACAATTCAAGCCCTTCCGTTTCGCTTTCGTGAATGAGTCTTGATTTGTAGTTGTTAAATATCAACCCATCCGCAGTCCCCCAATTACCCAAAGCGTAGATATTGTAATATCTAGGGTTTGTCTTGCGCTTGTTCTCCATTACCATCTTGTACTCATCATCAATAAACGCATTATCAAGATAAGTTGTTTTTAATGTGAATACGCCGTCAATAGGGTCATCGAAGAATATACGCTTAATCCAATGCTGTTCGCTGATTGGGTTTAACGTGAGCATTATCTGCTTGATGTACTTAGACTCGCCACGTAGACGCAAATCAAGCTGTTCAAAGTCTTCTTGATTTAGCTCTGTTGCTTCCTCACACCAGATTGATGTAACACCTTCGATAGACTTTAACTTTTCAACGTCATCAAGCCCACTGAACATTATTTGTGAGCCGGTCGCTTTATATGTGATTGTCTTGTCAGTAAGGTTGTAATTAAACTCCTTGCTCAGCCCCCAGCGCGATATGATATTGCACATAAGAGTAAATACAGAGCGCTTAATAGTGCGGTCAACCTTTCGTATGATGAGAAAGTTGTGCTTGCAGTCTAACTCTTTGAGTATTCTGTACAGTATCTTTCGAGCGACTATATGCGATTTGCCGCTATTATGATGTATTGCGCCATCTTCTGAAACATAATTATTAGTATTAAGCACTTGCATGCACCAATACTCTGACCTCTCGCATCTATCTATTGACAATATAGGGGAGGGGCTGGATAATATAGGGGAATCATTAACTGTAGGAGGTTTACATGAATCACCCAAAAAATCCAGCCGCTCATAAAAGGTTTTTGCGCTTAATCCCATTGTGTGATGGGGTTCGCTCATCAAATGATATTGCATTAATTCTTGACGAAAATCAAAAGTATGTCCAAAAGATGATGCTTCGGTATAATTTACCTCGTCGCATTCCATCGTCATTGCCTGGGAGTAAGAACGGCTCATACAAGGTAGGTCGCCATATAAATAAGGATGGCTATGCTTCTGTGATATGCCCAGAAAGTCATATTGAGATGGCAAACAAAAATGGTCGCATTCTTGAGCATAGGCTGATTGTTGCTCAGAAAATAAAGCGTAATCTCCAGCCTCTTGAGGTAGTGGATCATATTGACGGCATGCGTCTGCATAATCACCCATATAATTTACGATTGTTTGAGAATAACGCTGCACATCTGAAACAGACAATTTCAGGCAAGATTCCTCTATGGTCTGCTCAGGGCAAGATTGCGCTAGACTTATTTCGTCGCCAACACGAAGACTATCAACCCGTGAATATTCACCTGTCGAAAGTAAAACAAGGTGATGCTCGCTTGATTGAAATTCTCCGTGCGCTGTTGAGATTCGGTAAAGACTCCCCCTACCTTTTGGGAAGCTCCCACCACTTAGAGAAAGCTGGAATTTCTGACTTTTCTGATTCCAGCTTAGAACGCGCATTGGTCGATTTATATCGCAAATACGCATAAGTCCATGCTCTGTGTGTATCCTTGTTTCTGGATGCACACAACCCGCCCCGCCCCACACTACCTGGTACCTTGATTGGTCAGTAAATAATGGGATAAATGCGGGAGAGTGCTTTTTTACATGCGCTCTAAATTCTGCTAAGTCTGTTACCACTCATTTGCACCATCGTCTTTGATTTTATGCGTATGCTCTAGCGTTTGATTTTGTGAATGGTACTTACTAGACATTCTTTCAGCGGCCCACTTGTAAGCGTCATTCATTGCTTTACCTTGTTGCGGGTCAAGTTCGCCAGTGCCAATTTTATAGGCAACATCAAGCATCTCATCGGCGTGAGAAAAGCCAGCGGCCTCCCTTGCTCTCATGTAATCTGCCCGAAAACCATCTCTGTCATCAATCACAGCAAGTAAAACAGTGCTTCTGGATGGCATGCATTCATCACGACAAATGGACGATAATGAGCGACCACCAGCAAGCTCGAAGCATATACTAGTAATCATATCTTGAGTCATAACAGTTGGTCTTGCCATGTTATATCCTAATTAGTTAATTAATCCTTGCATTATACCACGTATTTTATTACACGCATAAAAAAGCCGTTACGATTAATAACGGCTAAAGGGTCGAACACAAACATGAGTTGTTATTATGCCTCACTTTTCTCTTTTTGCCAACTCTCTGTCAATATACCAGCGTGCTTTTTTTAAGTCCTCAATGGCGTCTTTCTTTAAGTCGCAGCGCCAAATATATTTAAGTGCATTTCCTAGATTAAATCCCATGTGCTCAGTGACCTGGATACACTCTATTCCGCTTGGGTGGTCGGTGTAGTGTTTTGGGTGGTTTACCGGGTCGCATGTGCTTTTACCTGTTTTAATTCCACTAGCTTCACATGCTTTTTCCATATTATCACTATAATGGCTCATTTTAAAACCCCTTTCAGCATTGACGGTTTAACACTGATTCTGCTTACCTCACCGTGATTTTTTGAGTAAGTGATGCAAGTGGTGGCCCTTTCACTAATATAACCACCGCGTGAGCTATACGCATCAGCAGCGGCTAACGTTTGGTGCATCTCTCTAATCATACCCGCGTTTTCTTTTACTTGCTTGTGGTGCATATGGCCCTCATGTACGTATCTAAACTCTGTATTGCCCCACACTTTAGGAAACATTGCCGGAATAATTGGAAATAACTTATCCTGGCCTTTGCAATGTCCGTGATGGTAAGCAAGCATTGTTTTGCCATGCTGGTGACAGTAGTATGGCTTTGGCGAGTTCTCAACTGTTATACGCGGCTCGTTTTCATACAATATTGTGAATAATTCTTGCAGCCAGTGAGCCGAGCTTTCGTCGTGATTACCTTCCGCGCAAATCAAATGAACTGTTTTGTGTTTACTTAATGCCATATCAATCAGTGTGCGCAAGCAACGAATGGCAACGCGTATCATTTTGTGGAATCTCGAATCGCCATCAAGTACATGCCCGCTTGCAGGGGTGACAGGTTTTAAGCCGTCAAAATGTAACCAATCTCCTAACTGGTTGATAATACAAGCATCTGCATTAGGTGAATTGGCTATCATGTGACTAAATGCGCCAATCAATGTTGATTCAGCTATCTTAATATCCCAATTATCCCCACCCTCTCGATGCCAGGCCATCATACCAATGTGATAATCTGTAAACGTGTACTGGTTTAGCAGCTCAGAATTTGCCTGCCCTTTGTAGCTGATTGGTTTTAGCCTTGGCATAACCTCACAAGCGGCCTTAATGCTCTCTGTAATAAGCTCTCGCTGCCTTTCTTGGTCAATCGACGACTTTACCCATTGAATCTTAGTATTGCCGTCAGAATCGTATAGGGTGGATGTTCCTTTCAATAAAAAACCATCCGGTACTGCGTGTTTCATATCATGGCTTGGCGAATAACCTTGCTTTGCCGCTCTTTTTATCAACCCTTCAAGAATAGAGGTGATGCTTTGGCGCTTAATGCCTAACTTTTTGCCTGCCTTTGTTATGTTTCCGTCATGCTCACGTAAGCAATCAATAATCTCAATCTGTCTGAGTGTTGCATAACTGTAAATCGTATCATCAATTTTATCGACTAGTTTCATGTTTGCATTCCCTTTTTAGTGGTGTA